ACAGTGAGGTGTTTGACGACAACAACACCCTTGACGGATCGAACTATAGTGACTATAATTCCATTAAGGATGCAGTCCACTCAAAACTTCGTTATTAATGAAAGTTGCAATCATTACGGATCAACACTTTGGTGCTCGTAAAAATTCTAAACTCTTTCATAACTATTTTCTTAAATTTTATAATGATATCTTCTTTCCGTATCTAGAAGAACATGGTATTACTACTGTTGTAGACATGGGAGATACCTTTGATAATCGCACTGGTATCAACTTTGGTTCTCTAGCATGGGCAAAGAATAATTATTACGATAGACTTGAACAGATGGGAGTGACTGTTCACACTATTGTTGGTAATCATACCGCTTTTTATAAAAACACGAATGAAGTAAATGCCGTAGATCTTCTCCTTCGTGAATATGACAATGTTCGCGTTTATTCTTCTCCCGAAGAAGCAATGTTGGGCAATTTAAAAGTTCTTTTTATACCATGGATCAATGAAGAAAATTCCAAAAATACTTTCGTATCTATTGAAAGTACAGATAGCACATGCGCGATGGGGCACCTTGAACTACGTGGATTTAGAGCTCATCGCGGATGCATCATGGAGCATGGTTTTGAGAGCGACTTATTTGAGAAGTTCACCAAAGTCTTCTCGGGACACTACCACACTCGATCAGATGATCAGAAGATCTTCTATCTAGGAAATCCATATGAGATGTTCTGGAATGATGTTAATGATACAAGAGGATTTACAATCTTTGATACTGAAACTCTGGAGCACACGCATGTAAACAATCCATATCGGATGTTCTACAACATCTACTATGAAGACACCGATCATCAAACTTTTGATGCCAGAGAGTACGAGAACAAGATTGTAAAGGTTATTGTTCGTAAGAAATCAAATAGTAAGAAGTTTGAAAAGTTTGTTGATAAACTTTATTCAGTTGGAGTAGCAGATCTTAAAGTTGTAGAAAATTTTGAAGTTGGAGATCCTGAAGAGTTTGAAGCATTTGAATCCGAAGACACACTTTCTATTTTGAATAGATATATCCAAGAGGCAGAAATTAATCTCGACAAATCTGTTCTTCAAAATATCATGAGAAAAACATATCAGGAGGCGTGTGAGTTAATTTAATGTTCATTCTAACTGTAGAGGGGAAAGAAGATCAGGGAGCATATTCTGTTTTAGATAAGTCTGGAGAAAAAATTCTCTACTTATTTGAAGAGGAAGACGATGCAACTCGCTATGCCATGCAGTTAGAAGATGAACATGGATATCCAGAAATGCACATAGTTGAAGTAGAAGACGATATAATGCTTAAGACATGCCACATCCATGAGTGTGAGTATGCTATAATTTCTAAGAACGACATAGTAGTGCCGCCAGAAACCGAGACATATGATTTTATTTGAAAAAATTCGTTGGAAGAACTTTCTTTCGACGGGTAATCATTGGACTGAAGTTGAGCTGAACAAGAACGGTAATACAATGATTATCGGTACTAATGGTGCTGGTAAATCTACCATTCTTGATGCACTTACTTTCTCTCTTTTTGGAAAGGCATTTCGTAAAATTAATAAACCACAACTGCCCAATACAGTCAATGAAAAAGATTGTTGTGTTGAGGTGGAGTTCTCTATCGGAACTATCAAATGGAAAGTAGTTAGAGGTATCAAACCTAATATTTTCAAGATCTATCGTAATGATGAAGAACTAAATCAAGACGCTGCAGCACTAGATCAGCAAAAATGGCTGGAGCAAAATGTCTTGAAGATGAACTATAAGTCGTTTACTCAGATTGTTATCCTTGGAAGTAGCACTTTTGTGCCTTTTATGCAACTATCTGCAGCAAATCGACGCGAAGTTATTGAAGATTTGCTTGACATTAAGATCTTTTCGTCCATGAATGTGGTGATTAAGAGTAAAATTGGTGCTCTGAAGGATGAAATCAAGACTTTAAACCTTAAAAAAGAGTCTTTGAGTGATAAAGTTGACATGCAAAGTCGTTTTATCGATGAATTGGAGTCTCAAGGTAAGGAAAATATTGCCAAAAAGAAGGAAAAAGTCACCGAACAGACAAAACTTATCGATCTTTACAACAAAGAAGTCTCTTTGACTAGTGAAAAGGTAAAAAAACACCTTGATGAGCAAGAAAAAGTGACTGGTGCAACCGAAAAACTGCGTAAATTGAGTGGATTAAGAGGTAAAATCACCCAAAAAGCAGCAACTCTTACAAAAGAGCACAAGTTTTTTACTGAAAATACGGTTTGTCCTACCTGCACGCAGTCGATTGAGGAGGATTTTCGGATAAATAAGATTAACGACGCTCAAAATGTAGCGAAAGAGTTGCAATCTGGTTTACAAGAGCTGGATG